CAACCAGTTGATACAGACCTTGGAAGCGGAGATATTGGCGTTACTAAAACCATAAAACCTAAAAAGAGCAAGAGGAGTCGCAAGCGTGCTTGAGATTGGAGAGATTAGAAGGGGAAATACTATAGGCAGAAAATCTGGCAATGATTTTATCTGGCATGCTTGTAATGAGTGTGGTAAAGAAAGGTGGACGGAACTGAAGAATGGACTCCCTCGTAATAAGAAATGCCAATCATGTGCCCAAATGAAAAATTCTCATGCTTGGAAAAGTGGCAGGTGGAAGGATAAGGATGGATATATTATGGTATGGCTTTCCCCATCTGATTTCTTTTTCCCGATGGTGCACAAGCGTGGTGGTAATATTGGCTATGTTTTAGAACACCGCCTAGTTATGGCTCAAAATTTAGGGCGTTGCCTCAATTCGTGGGAGATAGTTCACCATAAAGACGGAATTAGAAACCATAACGGCTATGATAATCTTGAGTTATCAACTGCTGGAAGTCACATATTAGAGCATAGCAAAGGTTATCGGGATGGTTATGCTAAGGGTTTAACTGATGGTAAGGATAAACAGTCTCAAGAACTAAAAAGAATGATAGAGGAATTAAGGCAAGAAATTAGATTACTCAGGTGGGAACAGAAAGAAAGTGAACGAATTATTAATCGCTGAATTTGATACTTTAATCCAATTACTGGAGAATAATATCCCCGCAAATCCTAATTCAAAAAAAAACCAAAGGCTAAGAAAAGAGTTAGAGCGAAGTCTCGCTAAATACTTTGGTAAACTAGAATCTGCATTTCCGTATAGTAAGGTGGGTGATAGTGTTTCTGGTACGAAGCACGCAGTTGATGCACTCTTAGCCTCCTTTGACGCATCCTTAACTAAGGATTTAGTGGGGCATATAGCGACCATTTATAAAATTGGTAGTGATGAAATGGTGGCGTGGGGCAGGCAGGCAAGGGAGTCAACTCGTATTATAGAAGCTGCACCTGAAGATTTTGAAGGACCTCCTATGCAACAGGCAATTAACTGGGCAAGAGACTCTATATCAAAGGCTAAATTAGTTGATGGGCTTAACGAAGAAACTAGGAAACAAATCTCAACCGTTATATCTGATGGAATAAAGAACAAGCGTGGGATACCAGGGATTAAGAGTGACATCAGACATAAACTTGGATGGATGGCTAGGGGGGCACCTTCGGATATCAAGGGACTCACACTAGCATCAAGGGCTGAGATGATTGCACGAACCGAGACAGCTAAAGCTCTCTCTCAATCATCATTAGATAGAATGGATGATATGGGGATTGACGGTAAAGAGTGGGTGACTGCCGGTGATTCCTTGGTAAGCCCTGAGTGTTCCGCTAATGAAGCCGAAGGGGTGATACCGGCTAAACAAGCCTTCTCTGGTGGGAAAATGGCACCGCCCCAACATCCTAATTGTAGATGTGCTATAGCCCCAGCTATCTTAAAGAAATGAACCAATCTGGGGTCGTCTAGCGGTAGGACATCAGACTTTGAATCTGAGAAGCATAGTTCGAATCTATGCCCCAGAACCAAGCACTGGAGGAATAATGCCATATACATTAAGTGATTATCCAGACACACTCAAAGGGCTACCCAAGCACGCAATAGAAATATGGATAAGCGCATTTAATAGTGCATTCAAGCAATACAACGGAGATGAGGAAAAGTCCGCTGCTACCGCATGGGCAGCAGTTAAGAATAAATATAAGAAGGTAAACGACCAATGGGTGGTTAAGGAAGCAATCCATCCACACGGTGACCATATCTGTGTTTGTCCTGAATGTAGCAAAGAAATAACTGTTAAAGAAGATATTAAATGTAATACGCAAGAGTGCCCTGGATGTAACACACAAATGAGAGCTAAAGACATTGGTGAGCGGAGGGAATCTATGTTAAGTGACAAGAACAAAAGGAACCTACTTCAAGCGGCTTTAATTTCTGAGTATGGGTTAAAAGACGAATCGCCTATACCGAAGAAGCTAGTAATCGAAGAAGTCTTTGATAATGAGTTGACCTATGATATTGATGGGCAGACCTATAAAGCGACCTACGAGTTAGTTGATGATAAAGTCAACATCAGCGACCCTGCAAAAGTCTTAAAGCAGGTATCCTATAAGGCGATGGAGTCTTTAAGGACTACATACAACGAGGTCTTACAGGAAGCCGGTAGGCGGAATGCCTCGTTAGACTCATCTCGTCTCAAGAAGATAGTATCGTTGTGCCAAGAGTTACTATCATCTGAAGAGCCTGAAGAGAAGGAATTAAAGAAAGCAACTAAGGAAGCGACGACTACTCTAAAGTGGCTAACTGAGCAATCGGTAATGAAGACTGAAGATGGTGAGAAGTACCCTTCGTCTGCATTCGCTTATGTGTCGGATAATGAAAAGCCGTCAACATGGAAATTAAGGTTGTGGGAGAGTCCGGAGAAGAAGGTCACTAAATCACAATTAAGTCATGTAGCCGCCGAACTAAGCCCCGGTGGGTTTAGAGGGCAAAAGGCTGTCATCCCTAGTGCTGATTTAGATAATGTTAAAAGAGTAGTTCGTTCAGAGTATAGAAAACTAGACGTTGAAGATATTCCAAGGTGGGTTCAAGGTCAAGAGACACGTGAGTTAATAAAGGGTTACACACCATTAACAGAAGCCAAGTTTGACAAAGGAAGGGCTACTGTAGTCGTTATCAAGGCTGGCTTCAATGCAAGTGAAGACCGTTACTATCCTGCTGATATGCTTAAACGGGATTATAAAGTCTTTGAAGGCATGAAGATGTATGCCGACCACCCAACAGAAGAAGAAGACAAAGCGCGTCCTGAGAGGTCGATTAAGGACTGGGTTGCTACTTTATCAGAAGTTACCTGTGATGAGAGTGGAACGGTAACCGGTGTAGCTGAAATTGTCGAACCGTGGTTGATGCAGAAACTAGCCTCCCTGCGAGATAAAGAGATGCTAACAGAAATGGGCATTTCAATCAATGCAGTAGGCAGCGCTTCTAAGTCTACCATAGAGGGCAAGGAAACACTAGTTATAGAGAAGCTCGTAGCTTGTAGGTCAGTTGATTTTGTTACTGAGCCTGGGGCTGGTGGAGTGGTAACACTCTACGAATCGGAACGCAACGATATTGATTTAGTAGAAATAAAGACCTTAAAGGAGAGACGCCCTGATTTAGTCAAAATAATTGAGACTAACGTAAGGGCAGAAATTACCAAGGAGGTAAAGAACAAAGTGGAACTAGAAGAACAGGTTAAAGCAAAAGATGAAGAGATTGAAACCTTAACTAAAGAACGTGACAGTCTCAAGGAAGCTGCTGAGAAAGCGGTTAAGGAAAAAGCACAAGCCGAAGCACAAGCCGTCATAAAAGAGGCTGTAGACAAGGCTGAGCTACCCAATGCTGCTAAAGAGAAGTTACTTGAAGGGTTCAAAGATGCCGAGTCTGCTGAAGGAATAGAGGAAGCGATACAGTCTGAGAAAGATTATATCTCCAAGCTATCCGAATCAGGCAAGGTAAAGAATCTTGGAGGCTCAAAACCCGATGCTGAAAAGGATAAGGAAGCCTTAAAAGAGAGCTTCAAGCGAACCTATATCACTCAGGGTGAGACTGAAGAAGACGCTGAGAAATTAGCTGAATCCGCTGTCTCTGGGCGATAAACAAATAAACTAGGAGGAAATTATAATGCCTACGGAGGATTTTGGAGCATATACGCAGGGATTAACTGCGGGAACTCAAGTCTCGTCTACTTATGAGGGTAGACACATAACACTCGTTGCCAACGAAATCGTTAGTCCTACTGGCACGGTTGTTAAAGGCGACCCTGTTGTCTTTGGAACTGTTGGACTACAAGGGGTCGGTGTTGCATTCACTTCGGAAGTTGCTGCTACTGACCTTATTGCCATTGATACTGAGGGTATCTTTAACCTCAGTGTAACAGCCACAGACGATGCTGCTGGGGCTGGTGGGGTAGTGGTTGGTGGTGACTTACTATATATCAATACTACAACTGCCGTTATCAGCAAAATCTCAAATCAGGCCACCTCGATACCTGTTGGTCTAGCCCTGGGTGGGATTGCTCAAGACGCAACTGCTGTCATTGCAGTAAAGGTTCACTATGACCCTTCGATTGACAATGCCAAGAGGACTTACATTACTGTAGCTGATGGTGCTTATGTTTATGGGAAGCATCACACCTCAATCTTTGCTGGTGGAGAGTCTACTGGCCTAGAATACTTTGACCAGCAAGTGACTGGACAGCAGACTGGGCCTCTCTACGGTATCAGTACATGGATGGAGTTGGCCGCAGGCTACATCTCCACTGGCGACCCTACTGTGGCTGCTGAAGTTGGTCTCTATGATGCCGGTGCCACCCTGACGCTCGCCAGAGTTATCGGTCAGCAATACCAGATTCAAGTAGCTTCCCAGCCGGCACATTTCTACCTATATCGAGTTAACGGCACTAATGGATTCCCGATTGATTCCATGTATGCCATTGGCAATAACGACTCGCTTGGTTATGCGGCAGACGCCGGAGTGGGAAGTACCAAATCAGCCGATATTCCGTTTGTTACCGACATGGCAGGAAACGTACAATACATTCGGCTCTACGATGCCAGAGGTTAAACAGGAAAACTGAATAAAGCATAGTTTAAAAAGGAGTAACAGTGAAACTAACCAATGGTGAAATCTTTAACGCAAAGGAACCCCTACAGAAATTAGTACGAGAGAAGATGCCAGTCAAAACTAGCTATGGGTTGGCTAAACTTGCCGCTAAACTCAATGACCAATTAAGTAT